GTTCCCAGTCACGATCCGGTGGGTGAGTGCGATACCATTGACCGTAAGGAAGGCTTCCGAGAGCAACTGACGATGCACCGATAAACGTCTCGTTAAGATTGATAGCGACTTGGGGTTCTCTTGAAATGACATCAGGGTCTCCCGCGATTTGTTTGTAGGTCGGTTCGGGTTTAAGAACGAGGTAATGAGTCTCGAGATCATGCACGAACGGATAACGAACAAGCGCCATGAGCCAGAGAGTTCCATGCTCGGGAAAGAATTTAAACGGCATATTGAGTTTGCACACCGCAGTAGCTTTACCCGAATAAGTACCGAGAGTCGCATCATCCGTGCCATCAACATCGTAGCCGGACATCCATTGAGTCGTACGCATAAGAAGAGTAGGGCGCTGGTCGGCATCCGTACTGACACCAGAAGTACCCCAGGTGCCACGAAGAACATCCGCATAGCGAAGATCGAACCAATCACGCTTCAGCTCGGTTTTAAGACGACCTTGCTGTTGAGCAAACTGCTGGAGGTTGACAGTTCCAGAATCCAAAGCAAGCTGATAATCAGCAGTACCAATCGTGGAAAGAAGTGCAGCGGTGGTCATAGTTTTCAAGTGGCAGCACGCAAGACCAACATCAGCCCGAGCATCAGACACAGACATCGTAGTTAAGAAATCCTCGGCCAGAATACCGGCGACATCAGACGGATCACGGAAATAACGATTCCAGATTTGAATGTAGCCACGAGTAAGCCAACGAGGATTCGTAGCATTCGGGTTCATTTTTAGACCGAGAAAGCCCATATTGATATTGGGCATGGTATCAGTACCGAGAGTGACGGCCTCATCGACACCGGCATTGATGAAATCGATCCAATCCTCACCGTAGATATGCCGATGGGGAATGTAGAACGCAAAAAGATCGACAACCAAATCCAGGAATAGATTACGGCGCAGCGGTGAAAGACGAAACACGGACGACAAATTGACCTGCATTGAATCACCAGCAATCACAGGGATAGTGGAAATACCCATGAGAGAGCCAACAGCACCAATCGTCATTGACCAATGTTTAAGATCATAGTCCTGACGGGACACATCCCGCATCACAGGCTCTTTTGCTTTAGAGACAGGTCCGAAATCTTTAGCCATAATTATTCCTTCCTTTCAAATCGTTCGAACAAAAAAAGTTTCCCGGAGAGAGGAAATACCAAACGATACCGACACTCTCCGGAATGCATTACTTCTTCACCAACTTACGATCAGAGACAAATTTATCAAAACACTCCTGGGAACAAAGACCGCTGCCATTCACGAAACAAGTTGTAAGACCCCACTCATAAACCTTACCGCACGATCCACAAACAGAATATTCTTTAGGCACGATAACCCCCCGTGAAATGAACACGAGTTCCGCGCCGTTTACGACCTTTAGACGTATATGAACGAGACATTACTTACCTCCTTTCGGAGAACCACTCCGAGCAGCTTCTTCAATAGCAAGGCCTACATTACGTTCAAACAAAGCACGAGCAGACGACCGGGAATCATTCCGATACAACTGCTGAACCAAAGCAAAGAGTTGCTCCGGCAACACGGGCGGGGCTCCCACACCACGACCCATGAGCTCAGCTTCACCGGTAATAGGAGCATACGTGCAAGCCGAATGCACGTTCACCGGAGCAACGAATACCGCAATACCAGCTGCCATATACTCAGCCGGTACTTTAAAACGAGGCAGACCGAGAGCATCCACCGTACCCATAATGAGAGAATGGAGGATTTGAGTCATACGGTTACGCTCGGCTCCGATCCACGGGGCATCACCAACAAAACGCTTATAATCGGCTTGAGAGATTCCGCATGCGTCCAGCTGACCGCTAAATCCAAGAGAACCGATCATTCGCATACCGGCAACGGCTGTTTCATATTGCAAGTTCATTTTGTCACCTGTTCTTTTTTGTGAAGATTGATAAATTCAAAGAGAATGGAGAGAGCATCGCAAACCGCTTGATCCGTTTCAGACCGGAGAGAGTTCATGACACTCAATTTTTCATATTTATCGCGCAGCTGCTTGACGAACTCATTGTTCTGAACTTGAACCCGATAGACGTGATAATTGAAAGGAAACTCGAGCGCCTTATAAAGATTCGCAAGACTCTCCAAAATAATCGCCTGAGAAGTTGGACTCTTTAGCTGATGGAAGGTCTCAACCAAATGAATCGCATAACGCAGAGTAGCAAGAAAAGACGCATAGACTTCAGCAGATTTTAAAGTGTGCTCCTGCAAGCCCTGAAACTCGGTAACCTGTTGGTGTAAACCTTTCACGGATCATATCCTCCAATTTTTTATAAGCGACCATCCCTAACGAATCTCGGATCTTGATACTCCCAAAGTTCGCAGGGTTGAACTGCCTTAGTCGTGCGATCAAATCTCTTAAACGCTCTACGGGCGTTAAGGGAGAAGCCAATATTGCGTGGTACCGCATAAGGGCTCTCTTTGCCAAACGGATTAACCTCGGCAGATAACGGCTTAATAACATCCTCCGTATCATCATCCGGGGGAGTTTGATCCCGTAGATCTTGGGAATTTGCCGGCGCAGAAGCACCTGCCGGGTCTGGATTGCTGTTATTTGACTGACTAGAGGCCGGAGCGGGGCTTTGCCGAGATTGCGACTGATCCGGGTTCGCCACATTCGATTTTTTTGGGTCGTCGGACATTGGGAGCGTTCTCCTTGTAATGTCCTATAATATATCGAGGGAGACTGTTCGATTATATAGGACTTGTTAAGGTACTTAGCTACGTAGTTAATTATCGCTGAACCATCCGAAATTGTCAAGGGGTCAGACTTATTTTCATCAAGAGGCCATTTCCAACCCTTCCGGCCATAAGCATCATCGGGATTAAATCTCACGGCGATTGGAGTAACATTCTCACCGTACTTCCAGAATCTACGCATTGAATCAATCTCTCTACGATAAGGAATCATCCGCCCTAAATTGGGATCGGAAAAATCTTTAGGTAACGCTTTAAACATGTGAAGCACATGAATATGAAGTCTACCGGTCAAAGTGCCATGCTCAACGACAGCAAAATATAAATGGTACTCATCACCACGCCTCCTAGCTGCCTGCGCCTTGCGTACAGATCCGAACGCAGCTGCTCCGAAATATCTATCCAAATCAACAACATAATTACTCCATGCCTTAGAACCTTTAGCGAAAACCTTATCCTCAGCACCCGGGCGCACCGTTAAAGTATTAAATAAAAAAAACCAGTCCTTACGCTCTTTTGCCTCCAACATCAAACGAGAAATAATCTCAGACTTCCGACCAAGTTTTGAGTTTTTCTCCAAATACTGCATATAGATCGACTCCTCACAGAACCTCTGAGCATTCCGGGGGCGGGGCTTTTCATAGAATCCGAACAGCTTCAGGCAATGATCCTCAAAACGGCGGGGATACGACTTGGCGAGGTCATAAACCTCTTTGTACACACTAGAAGTGTGTAAAACAACGCTATTATTATCAAGTCGGAGAGCCAACGCACGTAAAGAATCCACCTCACCCATCAAACGAACATAATCACCAGCAAAACACTCAGAAACGACCGAAGAATGACGAGTCAAATATTTATGATACCTAACGAGAGAATTGGCACGGCCATTTAGATAATTTTTAAGACGGAAAACTTTAGAATAGGAAGATAGATCAGAATTAGTGATCCCATAAAAAGGGGAATCAACAGAAGATAAAAGACGAAAAGAATCCTTTAAAGGTCGGATTTTTCGGAATTTAATAGGCGCACGAAGGCGCCCGGCATCCGGCAAGGTCGCCGGACGCCACAGATAAGAAGGACGATTATAACGAGAAATATAGAGAGGACAGCCGGAGTGAGTACGGCTTGAGAGGAGAAATTGACCTTGCTTAAAGCGAGGATATTTTCTCAATTAGATATGACGGGGGCGCTTATAGCGATACCTTGAAGTAGAACCACCCGCAGTATTAAAACGAGCGGGCAGACGAGAATTATTGCGAAGATTGCCTATGATTCGGCCACCTAACTTGGTAGCACGGCCCACAATACCAGAAGCAAGGCCAATAGAACTACCGCCCATAAAGCCACCAACAGCCGAACCAATAACACCCGCACCAGCTTTTGCAACGTCCAATTTTGCCAATATGGCAGCATACTTAGCCCTTTCCTTTTCTAACTTTGCACGCTCCTCATCAAGACCGGCAGACGCACCCAAACTACGAATTTGAGCATCTAGATGATCCAATTTCTTCTGGAGCGCCTGTTGATCGCGCTCATTCTGTGAAGGATATTGACCACTAGGTGCAGCGGAATTCGCATATTTTGCTATAGCATTATCCAAAGCAAATGCACCCTGTGGCCCCATAGAAGAAATGATAGACGCAATATTCGACTTATCAGCAAGACGCTCACGTACCTCAAGGTCTTTATATTGTAGCTTTAATTGATTCTTAGCTGCAACATCCGCAGAACCTAAAGCACCGGCAGGGGTATTCGCTCCAAGACGTTCCCAAGGAGTAGTACCCGGGAAGGCATTATCCATAAACTCCCGATATTCCACGCCAGAATCACCTAGACCCGTTTGCATAGGATCAGCGGGAGTAGGAACTCCCATGACCTTATTATATGCACCCTCAAGAGCATCGTCACCTCGTCTTTTAAGGAAATCCATACCGACCCCCATAAGAGTCGGTAATACAGCAGGCAACATAACTACCTCGTAGGACGAAACACGTCCAATTCAGTAGCGTACTTACGAAATGAAAGAGAAATATCCGCACGAAGGGCAGCCGTAGAACCGGAGGCATTCTCAATGGCAGCGCCAAAACACCAAACGAAAGCAGCAGTATCAACGAGAGCGAAAACCTCCGATTGAATGGAATACGTGTAAAGATTTGACGCAGTTCCCGCAGTACGATGATTAGAACCTTGACCGGGCAAAAGGATATGAGTAGCCAACGCATTCGCCGTGCCAGCTTTAGTAGATACGACCGTATTGTCAGTAGCTTTACGGCCGAGAAAGAAAGAAGGAACGATAACACCCGAATCGCCAGCAGTAGAAATACGAATTTGACCCGCAACCTGAAATAGAAGATTTTTCATTTCATTGTCGGGAGTAAGAAACAGACCGAAGGACGCACGCACACCGGCAGCGATATTCTCATTATCGATACAAAAGCGCCTGGAATCATAATCCTCACGCACCGTAGCCGAGTACGCAAAGGGCAGATAATTAGCAGACGCAGAATCACGACTCCCATCAATAAGAGCCAACTCCGCAGCGGTAAAGAGATCCTGACCAGGGTTTAAGAAAAATGCCTTCGGGCCGATAAAATTAGGGCGAATCATTATAACCTCCTTACTGACCGGCCATCATAGAGGCAACGGCATGAACAGCATCCGGAACCTCGATACCGAATATTTGCATGAGCGACAACACAAGAATAGTCCAAGTACGCTTTGATTTAGCAATTTCTTTTAGCTTCATTTTGACTCCTTATTCGGTTCCAGCAAAGATTGACTTTTGAGGATCAGGCACAAACCGCCGAGCGATCACATCGACGAAACTTTGGGCGTTCCAATGCTTATACTGAACGCTCTGAAAGACATCGTCATAATCAGTAGACGATATGTAAATATGATCATTGCGGTCGGAAGGCAAACTAGTAACAAAGGGATGACCCTGAACCGTACGATATTGATGATGAACGAACCCGGGGTGAGTGCGATACCATTGACCGTAAGGAAGGCTTCCGAGAGCAACTGACGATGCACCGATAAACGTCTCGTTAAG